ATACATATAATGGCAAATATAAGCATACTTATTATAATTATCCTGCTCCAACAGCAAATAGAGAGCAAATGAACTTATTGCAAAATACCTATGTAGGATTAGCAAATAATGATCAAGAAGATGATTGGCTTGATGAATGGCCAGGATTTGGAGTTACTCATTTTGAAGCTAAAGGAATAAATTCAAATAAAGCATCAAAAGATTATGATAATTGCTTAGAGAAAATAGAAAAGATGCAAGATGAATATTTTGAAGGTAGGCTAACTTTCAACCAATGGGAAAAGCTAAGAGCAAAGTTAAATAAGAAATATAAAAGATACAATGTTCATATGCCTTTTATAGAGAAAAAAGAACTCTTAAGCCTTTGTCAACATTATGAGCCGTT